TGGATTCACTTCCACCGAGAAACGAGGAAGCATTGAAGAAACAATACGACAAGAATCGCAAGGGAAGAACAGAACACTCGACTCTCAGGGAGCAAGTGTTTTATCCGAAACCACAAGAAATGTGGCCGACTCCGAGAGCAACAAACAGGATGGCATACCACGAGAAACCAAGTCCGAGCATGATAAAGGGAACTCATGGGTGGAGTCTAAATGCCGCAGTAACAGACAGTCGGTCGGAGACACCGAACAAGATGTGGCCAACTCCGACAGTAAACGACAGCAAGAACAATGGGGGGAAAGCTCAGTACAACAGAATGAGCAATGGGAAGCCCAGAGGTCTAGACTTGAATGCGAAAATTGGTGGAGCATTGAACCCAATGTGGGTAGAGTGGCTCATGGGATACCCAATAGGGTGGACAGACTTAAAGGACTAGGCAATGCTATTGTGCCGCAGATAGCCTATCAGATAGGTTTAGCGATATTGGAAGCCGAAAAAGAATCTAATTGACTGTAATTTTTTCTTCTTTTGGTTTTTCTGGTATTAAGTCTTCTGCCATATCTTTTTGAGATATAATCTTAGAAACTGAAGGCATATCTTTCATTAATGATTTTAACTCCAACATTAACTCCTCGTCTGTTTTTGAACCTATTTGGTCTACATTGAGATTGATAGTTTGTGGGTTGAAGTTGCCTAACTCTAATATGAGCTTGGCGGTGTTCAATCTTACTGAGTCTTGCTCAGAAGTTAGTAAGTCCTGGAGAACAGTTATTGCTCTACCAGTAGTTCCAGATATCCTGTCTTCTTGTCTTTCTCTTATTTCAGTACAAAGTTTTTTGCGTAAATAAGCTCCCATTTGTGCTGGGTTTGTATCTTTTTTCCATCCAGCTTTTATGCAGCTTTGCGTTGCATTCCCTTGTGTTGATCCATCTGTAAAGTATTCTATAAACTTAGCTTCCTTTTCTTTATCTGCTTTCTTTGCCATAATTATTGTCCTAGTGGGTTGTCTGATCTAGCTTTCATCTCATTAACTTTAGCGTTTAATACTGCTATTTCTGCTTTGTTAATGGCAATGTCTGCTGTCAATGGTTTAATGTCAGGAGCTGATTTTTTCTCAAGCACAGCTAAGCGATTAGAGATTTCTCCAAACTTGGAAAAACCACCACCAATAGCTGCTATAATTGAGAGCAATACTCCCCATGTTTTTATATCTTTAAAGTCCATAAATTTTCCTTTGTGTTTCTTCTTTAATTTCGTTTCCCCAAACATCCCACCCTTCTCTAGTATTCCTTGCAAAAATATCTATTCTTTCATTACCTAATGGCTCTATCATCTTATAAAATTTATCAGGTTTTTTGGAATGTTTTATGTTTTCTGCTTGAAAGCATAGTGGTATTAATGGTTTGCCCTTTATCCATAAACTAGGTTTTACTTTATTATATCCAATAAGAATAAACTCACAATTATATCTAAACCCAAATAAAGGCATACCATTTGATATTCCGTATGTTTTTTCCCAAACAGAAGTGTGAAGATATTTAAATCCCCAATGTTCTAAAACATCTTTTGTTTTAAATAAATACTTTTGTGTTGTCCAAAGAAATATCCAACACTCATCTTTTGCTAATGATTTAACATTAAGATTTTTTATTTCATCTAAACTCATGGTTGGATAGTCCATTTCAATTTGATTTGGACGAACTTTTCTTTTTATTTTTTTTACATTCCATGGGGGGTCTATAACTATTAAATTATATTTTTTATTAATATCCACGAATCTTCCTTAGGTGTTCTTCTGCCCTTATGCGATTGTCTATAGATTCCTGAAGAATCCTTTGACTCTTTGCCACAGGGTCATTATATGCAATTTGATTCTCAGCATATATATCTCGCAAATCAAGGTATTCTCTTTGGTCATCATAGCTACCTCCATCAATAACTAATTGATTATTAAATATATTATTGTTGGTTTGTCCGTAATTGTCCATAGAAAGTGGGCTTTCCATAGCCCTAGCCACAATAAGGGAAGTGGCAATTAGTCTTTGATCTACTCGCTTGAGGGTTTCATTGACCTTTTTTTCTATAGATTCTATTGAAATAGTTTGAGTATCTGCTCTAGTGTTTGCTTGATCCCTGCCTTCTCCCACCTCAGTATCTCGGCTTTCGAGGGTTTCTTCTCCTTGAGCAACTGTTTCAGTTCGTTCACTTCCTCGTTCACTATCTGTTGTTTCTCCTTCTCCGTTAACCTCATTTACTTCTTCAGAAGCAACTGTAGTTTCTCCTTCAGGTTCAGGAGTATTGCTCTCAGTCTGTTCCACAGCTTCAGGGGTAGACTCTGCAACTGTGCTTTCTTCTCTAGGCTCTGTAGAAACTCTTTCTTTGTTTTCTCTTGGTGCAGATTCATTTCCTCCTCTTGCTGTTTCTTCAACGCTTGTTCTTTCTTCAGCTCCTCCTCGAACTTCTTCAAGTGGAGTTTCTCGCTGAGAGATTCTGCTAGAGTTTGGGGTTTGTTCTTCTGCAAAGATTTCTTGTATGATTTCGCCTGTTGGCGTGTTGTTGAAACTTTCTGTTGTTTCAATTCTTTCTTCAAAGCTTTCGACTTCTGTTGTGAACGCTTCGATGGTCTTTGGCTCTTCATATGCTACCTCCATAGGTATTTCTTCAAAACTCTCAATAGGTGGGAGTTCGGTTAATTCTATTGTTTCGACAGTCTCAAAGAATATATCTACAATACCTGTGTTAATTTCTTCTCTAGCTATAGGTTCAATGTATATTTCCTCGAACACCTCAACAACCATTTCAGGTTCTTCAAATACTTCAAAGGTATATTCTTCTATAGGTAAAAACTCTATAGTTTCTACCTGTTGCTGTATAGTTTCATCTACTGTTTCATTTATTTCTGATATAGTGCTTTGTTGCGTAGCCGACAAAAGACTATGTTCGATTGTAAGCGTAGGATTTTTTAAGTCTATGGCTCTATGCGAGGTAGACTGTGATGACTCGCTAAAGTCAAACCTAGCTTTAATTGTGTAATTACTTTGATTGTTTAAACCTTGTGTATAACTATCTGTATAAGTTGCGTAAGAACCACAGTTATATCCACTACAACCAGGAATAGCTACATCTCTTACCTGTGTAGTAACTGTGCCGTTTGCATCAGTTATGGTCTGAGTCATTTTAATCTCTTGATCGTAAGTGTTCCAACCCCACATGTCAGCACCAAAGGTAGATGTCCAACCACCATTGATTTGTGACTGACTGAGTGTATCTCCAAGAGATATAGTGTTTTCTATAAAATCTCCATGAACAGCAGCTACAATGCTATTGCCATGATTATGTGATGGATCAGTACAATTCCAACCATTATGTCCTTGATTGTTATTAAAAAACTGTTGAGGTAATAAATTACCAGTAGTTTCTGCTAACAAACTTATAGGAAATAATAAGGGTATTAAGTATTTCATTGTCTTTCAGGCAAGTATATTTCTTGCTCATTGCTCCCATAAACTGTCATTGGGCCTAAAGTAACCGAGTGTGTAGCACAACCAGTTATTATTAAAGATAGTAGTATTGCTCTAATCATTCCAGGTCATACTCGGTTTAGTGTTGTATGTTTTTTGTTTTGTTCTGTGGAATCCACCAACTTCTTCCCACCTTTTCTTTGCAGCTTCACCAATTAATCCATCAATCGGACAGTATGTGGCACTTGAAGCCATTGCTAACCATACATTCTCATCTTGACACATTAAAGATATTGCCGCCACCTTCATGCCCAGTTTAGCTAATACAGCTACTGATTTTCTCATTTCGCACATTGGGTCAACATAGTAGCTACCAAAAGAGCCTGAGAAGCCTATTACAGTTATTCCTGCTGCTAATGGTATAACACAGGAGTCTTGCCCATAAACACTCATGCTGGGTGCATTAGAGGGGTTTACAGCAGTTTTAGTGTTTGTGCTGTTATTTGTGCTATTAGTAGTATTGGTTGTATTTGAGCTACCTGACTGGTATGTCGTGGAACTTTCATACCCACCAGTTATAGCCGTATTTGA